CTTACTATCGGAACCTCTTCTTCGGTAACACAGGACACAGCTGTGTCTAAGTTTCAAACTACATATCCAAACAACCATATACACAGTATTGGACCGTTGCCTGGGATATCGTTTACCCCGGGTGGTAATCCCACATTGGCTACATCACTTGAAGGTTTAGCGATTAGATTGTTGCCTGGATCTACAGATGTTTGCGGTGTTATAGAATTATATTTCCAACGAATAAACCAAGGGGCTCAACTGCCTTTTACCAATTTTTACAAACCTAGCTTTTTTTCTGGCTCCCTATTTCGTGCACCGGATTTGATAGAGGTTAAATTTAACACACCATACTTACAACGTGTGAAAAATGGCGTTCCGAGTGTCATGATACAACCCGATGCTAATCTTGTGGAATTTGGGTTTAGGCTAGCGCCAATGTTTCGACAGTCAGAGTCAACAGGGGCCACGCCGGTGCCCGCGTCCGACCAACAATTTTATTCATGGGCTCAACCTGGACAATTAAACAGTGTAGGCGTTCCGCTTAATTCCGGCTGGGACAGAGGTGCTGGAGTCTTTACCAATTCAACCATTAGCAATCCAATGGAGGGATTTACCATTGTATCAACACAAAGACCATCGGTCGTTGCATCGGCAGATGACGATGCATTCTACGGATATATTAGATATCAAGTTATGACGTGTGTAGACACAACTCCGGGGACAATCGCTAACCCACCGAAACCCGGGCAGGCAAATCAACCAGGTGATCCAGGTTTCCCGTTTACTAACATATAAATTTTTGAACATAATAACAATTTTGTCTCTGTTCAGAAACAAAATTAAAATGTGCATTCACCACATCTTTCCGGGATAAGAACAGCCCTATCGCTTCGGTGAGGTTCTAAATCTTCAGGGTGTATTTTTTCTTTATTGCTTGTTACAGCCGTTAAACAACATTCTCTTCCAATATACTTATTTTGCATTTCTTTTTCTTCTTCGTATTGTGAAAAATTTTTAATCCTCACTTGATAATGATCAATTATCGTATTTCCAATATATTTTTTTGTCATTTTGATGTACTCAAAACGAGGGTCATTTTTAACATAGCTTTCTAAATTTATACTCCACAGTTCAGGAAAAATTGTGTGCCACTTAGCGTCAAATGCTAAATCGATTTTATTTCCTCGCGCAGTTGTGAACGTTTTATTTCCATTTGGCATTTATTTTATAGCTCAAAACTCTAAATCTTCAATTTTAGAAGAAAGAAATGTATGTATAAATAAATGACATCCACTCTAGACATATCTGTAGACGATCCCGGAAGTTATGCTTTTGATCGTCTTTATCAAAAAATGCAAGAAGTATCCAAAGACGGAGTAACTTCTAGTAATATTACAGGCATTGTATTGACTCTTATGCAGTCGGTGCAAACAATAGGCAATCTTAACGGTTCACAGAAAAAAGAATTAGTTGTTTCCGTTATTAAGAAATTTATCAACGAAAAAGTAGAAGATGAGAATGTTAAACGTGATTTACAGGTGTTTGCTGACTTGACTCTACCGCCTCTGATAGATGAATTTATCTCCTTGAATAATAGAGAAACACGTATCAAAATTAAAAATTGTATAAGTAAACTTTTCAACCGATGTTTCAGTTGTTGCAAACTTTCAAATTGATTTTTAGAGTTCAATCTAAAAAATAACAAATAAACCATAAAATGTCTTTCAGTGATAACACTCAACTAACCGCGGCCATTGGCTTTAATTCAAAACAAATGATTTTTGGTGACCCTCAAGAAAACACCATCACTCTGGGTGATGGTAAGAAGATTAAGTATTACAGAGTTCCAGTAGGTGTGAATAATCCGGACGGCTCCGTCGGAGAACTAGTATTTCCAACCGAAAGGGTTTTTTCGTACGGTGTGCAAGAGAATAAGAATGATAACGGAAAGGTAGACGGATATTCAATGGCACTTTGCATGTGGGACCGAGATGGTGCTAAAAAAGCTCAAAAGGATTGGTTGACGGGATTCAATTCCGCAATCGATAAGTGCAGAGATCACATTTTGAGTATCAAGGATGATGTAGAAAAGTACGATCTCGAAGAATCTGAGTTGAAAAGATTTAATCCACTGTACTGGAAACGCGAAAAGGGTAAGATTGTAGAGGGACGAGGTCCAACACTGTATCCGAAGCTACTTGTTTCCCGTAAGGAAAATCCGCCGAAGATTCTCACACCTTTTGAAAACGAGGTGACTGGTGAAGATATGGATGCTGTTTCTTTGATCGGTAAGTATTGTTTTGCTGAAGCTGCTGTTAAGATCGAATCTATCTTTGTTGGATCAAAGGTTTCACCCCAAGTCAAGCTTTATGAAGCCGTCGTGAGACCTGCTCAGTCGCGGGCAAAACGACTTCTCCGACCTGTGACAGACAAAAAGGTAAAGCTTTTGGGAGGGGATGTTACCAATGCACTTGGAGCAGATGAAGATGAAGATGACGAGGATGAGGTCGAATCAGATTCCGGAAGTTTGGACGGAAGTGATAACGAGGTGGAAGAGGACGCCCCGCCACCTCAGCCAAAAAAGAAAGTAAAAAAGAAAATTGTAAAGAAACGTGTGGTGCGCCGGAAGAAGTCGGGAGGAGATTAAGTATTTCATTCAAATCTTATACCAAAAAGTATAAGATTATACCAAAGATTTCATCTTAACCCTGCAATGAGGACATGTTGGGATCCTACGTTTACTTTTCATAAATTTATGATATTTGATCATACAATCTTGATGAAACAAACTATTGCAACAGTTTGTAAAATAAAGCTCTTTATTAAATTCTTCGTGACATATACTACAAACATCGTCTAATTTATCAATAAATTTTAATGGATTTGTTTGCCATTCTGTTGGGGAAGGTAAAACTTGTTTTTTTCTAGCACACTGACCCATTTATTTAGCTCTTTAATTTATTAACTTGTCATTAATAAATGAATAAAAGTTTGATCGGGACTGATGAAGCACCATATGCTAGACAAGCAATTGAGTATTGTCGTGATAAAGGAGCTCAAATAGTTATCGCAACAGCTGAGACTTGTTCTTATTTTAATCATCCAACGCAACAGAAATTTTTAAGAGAAATAGGAATCCGTGATAATGATTTGCAATTTTGTGATGAATGTAGAGGAATTAAAAAGAATAGTTGTCCTAAAAACTGTGTTTTACAAAACGGTTCTTGTCGTAGTGTGTCTGATAAAAATGGATCTATTAAAGGACCAATGATTCAGAAAATATTATCGAAATTTCCAGAAGTTGATAAAGACAAAGTTATATTTTTCGACGACTTGAATGCTAACCTTCAAGCGGCCAAGAACATGGGTATAAAAACACAATTAGCTAGTTCTAATTGCAATGGATACACATGCAACAAAGCAACTGGACTGACTCGTGAAGAATTTAAAAAAGGTATGAGTAAGGTTGATCATAATCCTCAAATATGCATTTTTGATATTGATCACACATTAACTAGTGGGTCAAAATATATACAAGAAATAAATTTTGACTGGATGAAGTTTGTCTCCGGTATAGTTTTATTTCTATCTATATGTGCACTATTTTTACTTTGTATTTAAAAAATGTTTTATAATAAATGGCATTAGTTTTTAATAAATCTCACTATAGTAGTGGCGAAGGTATGTTGACTTATGTATGGGGACCTGCTCTATGGCATGTTCTTCATACCATAAGTTTTAATTATCCAGTTAAACCTTCAACCCAACAAAAAAGAGACTACAAGAAATTTATCCTTTCATTGGAGAAAGTTTTACCATGCGTGTACTGCCGAGACAATTTTTCAAAAAACTGTAAAAAAGCTAAACTCTGTGATGGTGTTTTTAAAAATAGAACAAGTTTTTCTAAATTCATATACAATTTGCACTGCTCGGTCAACAAAGGTTTAGGGAAATCTAAGTGTGAATCTTTTTCTAAAGTTAGAGATAGATATGAGCATTTTAGAGCGCGTTGTACAAGAAAAACTCCAAATAAAAAGAGTAGAAAAAGAAAGGAAAAAGGTTGTGTAAAGTCAGCGCATAATAAATCTTATAAATGTGTGCTGTCTGTTGTCCCTAAAAAGAGTAGAAAAAGGTCTTTTAGTATGTACAAACCCCGCGGTTAACTTCTTAATTCTAAGAATTAAGAAACAATATATCATAATAATAAATGGGAGATTTTTGTATTACCAAAGATTTTGAAGGCAGCGCTGTTAGCTCTGACACTACTATAGTTGAAGTAGCTAAAGGTCAAATGCCAGCTTCGTGGATGACACAAGTAAAAGAACAAGTTATAATTTTAGAAGGTGGACCGGGAAAATTAGGTCCACCCGGTCCACCTGGTTCACCAGGTGAATCCGGTGTCCCGGGTGCAGCTGGGCAGAATGGTGTCCCGGGTGCAGCTGGGCAGAATGGTGTCCCTGGTATAAATGGTGTAAACGGTGTCCCAGGCGTAGACGGTGTCCCGGGAACAAGAGGTCAAGACGGTATACGTGGATTGCAGGGCCAACAGGGAAATCCGGGAGAAAGAGGATTTACTGGGGCGCAGGGAGAAAGAGGATTTACTGGGGCGCAGGGAGAAAGAGGATTTACTGGGGCGCAGGGAGAAAGAGGATTGAGGGGTCTACAAGGTCTCGCGGGTTCGGGGTTAACATTAAAAACATTTGCCATAGATCAATCTTATGAAAAAGGAGACTATGTTTTTGTGGACGGCAAAATGTACGTCGCTCAAAATAATTTTGTTGCAAAAGAGCAACCGCAAAATGATCAAAATAATTGGGTTGTACTTAGCGCTCCTAGAGGAGAAACCGGTGTTCAAGGTGAGCAAGGATTACAGGGTGAGCAAGGAGAGCAAGGCATTCAAGGCATTCAAGGCGTGCCGGGTGATAAAGGAAATCCTGGACAACAAGGAGAGCAAGGCATTCAAGGTGAAATAGGACCACCTGGGCAACAAGGTCAAACAGGACAGCAAGGAAATTCTGGGCAACAAGGTGAAATAGGTGTGCCTGGGCAACAAGGAGAACAAGGTGAAAAAGGAAATCCCGGAGAACAAGGTGAAAAAGGAAATCCCGGAGAACAAGGTGAAAAAGGAAATCCCGGAGAACAAGGAGAACAAGGTGATGTTACTGGTTTGCCTTATAAATTTAGTCAAAATGTTTGGTCTACCGGCAGCAAGGACGGCTTTTTTGCGTTCGATACTAACGTAGTCGAACAGACTAGTAAAATTTATTTGTCGGTTGTAACTAGGTATCCTTATAGCACCAATGTCGGAACATTCATAAGTAGATGGGATTCATTATCTGACGGCGTTGTAAAAGGATTGTTGTATATTCAGAGAAATAATAGCGGTGGATACGTTACGTTTCAAGTATCCGGTGTAAGTTTTGATTCCACCAGGGGTGCTTACATCATAAGTGTATCTCAGGGGGATGGAATTTCTTTAGTAAATGATGGAGCATATTCATTAACTTTTGTTCCAGCTGGTGTACAAGGAAATCAAGGAAATCCGGGTGAAATCGGAGCTCCTGGTCAACGAGGAGAAATAGGAGCACCTGGACAACAAGGAGAAATCGGAGCTCCTGGTCAACGAGGAGAAATAGGAGCACCTGGACAACAAGGAGAGCAAGGCATTCAAGGAGAGCAAGGCATTCAAGGAGAGCAAGGCATTCAAGGAGAGCAAGGGGTTCGGGGAGAACAAGGTGTTCAAGGA